CTGGCAGTTTCAGAGCCGACTCGTCTGACCAATTATGCTCAGATTTCGTACAAAACAGTTCAGAGTTCAGGAACGGCTGAAGCGGTAGATTTTGCTGGTAGGAAATCTACTCAGGCTTACCAACTCGCTAAACGCGCAAAAGAAATTAAGCGTGACATGGAAAAGATGCTGCTATCTAACGATGTGAAAGTTGCAGGTGATGCAACTACCGCTCGTAAGAGTGCTGCTGTTATGTCTTGGCTTGGTACTGGATCGGCAGGAACATCGAACATCATTCTTGGTTCGGCTGATCCTGTTGTTGGCGTTACTAATGCTGCAACAGGAACGTCTGTTGCATCTTTCGGTACTTCCGCAGTTCTGACAATGGCGATGATTAATCTAGCTATGGAACGCTGTTTTACATTGGGTGGCGAACCTTCTGATATTTTGACTCCCGCTGACCTTAAAGCAAAGATTAGTGCGCTTGGTGGTTCAGTTGTTGCTGATATTCAGTCGAATGCGACAGGTTCAAAACCAGCTACCGCTATCAACGCCATTGATGTTCTGGTGACTGATTTCGGTACTCTGAAGATTGTACCTAGCCGTCATATGATAGCTGATATGCTGTTCTTTGTTGACTATGATTTCTGGTCAGTCGATTATCTTCGACCTTTCCAGACTGAAACTCTTGCCAAGACTGGTGACAGCGTGAAGCAGTTGATTATCGCTGAATACGGTCTTCGTGCCAAGAATGGTCTAGCAAGCGCGGCAGTTATCGGAGTAAAAGACGCTTAATGATAAAATACAATAACACTCCTACGATTGTTGTTGAAGATAATGTGCTTTCACCTGCTTTATGTGAGCGCATAATTAGCCTTGCCGAAAACAAAGGGCTTGGTGATAATCTAATAAACCGTGATGGTAAATATATCCAAGATGAAATAAGAACCAGCAAAGGTACTTTTTTCAGTTACGGCGACAACGATGTATTAGATGGTGTTATTGAAGCGTTATCCGATATGTGTGGTTTACCTCCTACCCGGTTGGAACCTATAAGTATTCAAAGGTATCAGCCGGGTCAGGAATATAAACCTCACTATGATGCTTTTCTTCCTGATGAAATGGGAGAAATGCCAAAAGCTGCAAAAATAAAAGAAGGTGGGAATCGCTGTGTCACTATGGTTGCGTACTTAAATAACGTACAAGATGGTGGTGGCACAGTTTTTCCTGTTCTTGGTTTCGCAGTACAGGCTGTACAAGGAAGAGTTCTTATGTTCGGAAATCTTGATGAACATAAGATTCCTCATCCATCATCTTTACATATGGGTTTACCTCCAGAGAACGGAGATAAATGGATTCTAACTTTTTGGTTTCGGGAAAAAGATTTCATGGTAACTAAAAAAGAACTTAATAAAGCATTAAAGTCTAAGCAGTCTACAAATACAGAAAAGAAACCTATTGACGCTAAACTTCATGCAAAGAATGTTCATAACAAATTTAAAGAAATTGCTGCTGACAGAGGTGAGATGCCGTTATGAATTCTTCAGGATGGAACTATGATACTCCAGGCTCAAGACCTTGGAAACTAGATATCAACAGTGATGGTACGCATACCATTGATACCTACCAGGATGTACAGTCTATCATAGACAATAATAAGTTAAGTTTAAATAATTATGGCGATAAACTTACCTTCGGCAAAGCAAGTAAAGAACACGTTGCCGCTTCAATTCCATTAAACATTTGGGAGATATGGTGCAAAGAGACAGGCGGCGCTATAAATAAAGACCCAAAGTTACTGGCAAAATATTTAAATGATCCTGACAACAAGTTTCTCAGGACCACACCAACGAGGATTTAATCATGTGGTTATATCAACCCACGTTTTCAGGCAACGATCAAAAGCCTGTTGTCAACAGCGCCATCTGGTTTAATAGCAAGAATAGTTAATGGCTATTAACACATATTCCACCTTGCAGACTGCTGTGAGTAATTGGTTAGATAGAGATGACCTGTCTGATCGAATACCTGAATTCATAGCACTCAATGAAGCAATATTCAATAGAGTATTGCGGATAAGGGCTATGGAAACAAATGTTACTACCGCCACAGTCGGAGGCACTAAAGCATATAGTCTTCCCACTGGTTACGTTCAAATGAGAGANNTTCATTTGGCGACAAGNCCGATCACACCCTTNCAATATCTTTCTCCAGAAATGATGTATAGAGTTTGGGGAGGGAGTACATCAGGGAAACCTAGCGCCTATACTATAATAGGAGATGATGTTTATTTCGGGCCTACACCAGACGGCGCATATAACTACACTATGACATACTATAAAACTTTTGATAGTCTTAGTGATACAACTACAACCAATTGGGTGATACTTAACGCTCCAGATGTTTACCTGTATGGAACACTATTACAGGCAGAGCCTTTTCTTATGAATGACCAACGCATCCCTATATGGGAGCGAGGGCTAAGACAGGCTATCTCTGACCTACAAGAACAAAACGATAAAGATAGGCACTCCGGTTCAGAACTGAGAGTAATGAACACTTCTGGATATTATTGAGGAATAAGGTATGGGGCTGGAAACAGGAAATTATATAAGCGCACTTGTTCAGACGAATCCAGTTTCTTCTGATAACGTGTCAGAAGGCGATGACCATCTGCAACTTATCAAAAAAATTCTTAAACAGAATTTCCCGGTGGGTACGGATAGTGTAGGACCGGATCAAGCAGTACAGGTTCTTATAGCAAAAGACTCTCCAGGTCCAACTGTAGATACGAGTGCGACAGGACACGCTGCTAGGGCTATGGGTNTNNTNTGGCTAGACACCACTAACAATCTATTAAAGGTTAGAAACCAGGCTAACGATGCATGGATCACCCTGGCTGTTGACCCGGAAACAAGTAACAGTGTAGACATTAATGCCGGTACGATAGATGGCACTACCATCGGAGCAGCCGCAGCGTCTACCGCCGTGGTCAGNTCTCTTAATGTAAACGCAGATGGGGCTACAGTTACAGGTATTAAAGACGAAGATGATATGTCATCTGACTCTGCTGTTAAACTTGCNACNCAGCAGTCTATCAAAGCGTATGTAGATACACAGCTTACCGCTGAAGATTTGGATATCAGTACGGATACTGGTGGTCCTATTGCTATAGACCTTGACTCCGAAACTCTAGCAATCTCAGGCGGCGAAGGTATTGATACATCTTCAACAGGCAGTACGGTTACTATCGCGGCTGAAGAGGCAACCTCGGCCAATAAAGGTGTAGCATCATTCTCTACTGATAACTTCTTAGTATCCTCTGGCGCTGTAACTGTAAAAGACGCTGGTATTGCTAACGCAGAATTGGCTGACATGGCGGCGAATACCGTTAAGGTGCGTAATGCTAATTCCTCCGGTGTACCTTCCGACCTTGCTCTAGCAACTACAGAGATAATGATCGGTGATGGCACCGGCTTTACAGCAGCCGCATTGTCTGGTGACGTATCCATGACAAACGCTGGGGCGGTAACAGTGGATTCCATACAAGGAACCTCTGTGACTTCTACCGCACCTACAAATGACCAGTATATGAAGTATTCATCTGCCTCCTCTGAATGGCAGATGGTATCCATTGTTGGTGACGATAAACTCACCACCAAGGGCGATCTACTCGTATACAATACGGTAGATTCTGAAACCAGGCTACCTGTNGGAACTGANACATATGTTCTAACAGCAGACTCAACAGCAACCAATGGTGTTGATTGGGCCGCTGTAAGCGTGGCTGACGGCGCGATTACGAATGTTAAGATAAACGCATCAGCCGGTATAGACGCAAGCAAGTTAGCAGACGGTTCTGTTTCAGACACGGAATTCCAATACATCGGCACTCTGTCCTCCAACGCCCAAACACAGTTAGACGGGAAATCAGCCACCACTGGTAACGCCAGTATCGCTACGGTAGGTACGGTATCAGCCGGTTCTTGGGAGGCCACTGATGTTGCTGTGTTGCATGGCGGAACTGGAGCCTCCAGTGCCTCATCTGCGAGAACAAATCTAGGACTTGTCATTGACACGGATGTACAAGCCTATGACGCAGACACAGCCAAAACAGACGTAGACCAATCATGGGCGGGTACTCAGCGTGGTACTCCCTCCACAGTTACAGATGGCACTCTTGATTTAGATACTGCCAACAACTTTCAGTACACACCGGGAGCCGCTGACACTCTTGAATTCTCCAACGAAACCGCTGGACAGGCAGGGTTCATCACATTGATAAATCCCTCCGCTTACACGATCTCCCTTGGGAGTGAAGTTAAGAAAGGCGCATCGTGGGATGTATCCACGGCGGGAACCTACCTTGTTTCCTACTACAGCGATGGAACCTCAGTATATGTTTCAGCAAGCGAAGCCCTCAGTTAAATGCCCGTACTCCAAACAGGACTAGCC